TTTTCCCCGCAGAAAACGCACTCCCGAAAAATCCGATTCATCCCCTTGACGCCTAACTGACGATACCCTAGAGTACGTCAGTCGGGCACGTGAGACCTGACGCAACGCCAACGGGAGACTAAGTCATGCACGCCGTCGAAATCATCACCGCGAAGATCAAGGCCCAGCCGGTCAACGTGGCCTACGACATCGTTCGCCAGCTTGGCGGCGGCTACCTTGCCTGCGAGCACGAGCGGATGGTTCGGGCGTGTGCCTATGACGCCATCGAAAGCCGCCTCGGCACCGATGCCGTTGACGCGTTGATGGACGAGGTTTGCCCTGGGTGGCGCGACTGACTCGCCGACACAAAGGTGGGGCCACCCGGCCTGCCGCAAGCTGCGAAACGGGTGGCAATCGCACAACGAAAGGAATCGCCATGATCCACGACACGCTCCGTGCCCTGCTCATCATCGCCGTGCTTGCCGCCGGCTGCTCGCTGCTTGTCGAGACGCGGCAACGCCTCGCGGCCATCGAGCTTGCGGTACGGATGACTCCGCATCCCGCGATGGCGTACCAGCCCATGCCGCAGCCCCAGCCAGGCCGGCTCCAGCAGTTCGGCAGGGCCACGCTGAATCTGGCCGACGCAGCCCTCGGGGTTGTGCGTTAGCCCAACTGACGCTATCCATTAGCCGAACTGACGCTATCCAAAATACTGTACACAGATTCGACTCCCCTCATTTTGTTGGCCCACCCCCTTGCGTGCTTGCTGCACAGATGTATCCTTCCGTCCCAACCCCAGGAGAGAACGTGATGAACGACCCGCACGACCGTGAATACGCCGCCGCCGTCGCCTACATGGGCGAGCACACCTGCTCGAGCGGCACGACCCGCTACCGCGACGGCAAGCTCGTCACGACCTACGCCGTTGGCAACCGGATCTTCTTCATCGAGAAGGGCCAGACGCTCGCGGGCGTCGTGGTCGAGGTGCTGACGCCGGACACCTACCACGTGCGGCGTCACGTGCCCGACCACGGCAACCTGCACTACGCGGTGCACGCCGACCAGATCACGCCGTACTGACCGACTGACGAAGGACCGCCGCCTGGTGGAACCAGACGGTGGAAGGAGCCCGGTGGAACCGGGGCAGCAAGGACGCACGAACCACCCGCTGAGCAGGACGCAAGGCGGGATTTTCACACCACGCAGGAAGGACGCGAGACATGACCACAGAAATCAGCACGCAGCGGGCCGGCGGCTTGGCCCTCCAATCGTTCGATGACGCTTTCCGCTTCTCTAAGATGGTCGCGGCCAGCGAGTTCGCCCCGAAAGATTTCCGGGGCAAGCCCGAGAGTTGCATGCTGGCGATCCAGCACGGCAGCGAAGTCGGGCTGTCGCCGATGCAATCGCTCCAGAGCATCGCCGTAATCAACGGCAGGCCGACCATCTGGGGCGACGCGGCACTTGCCCTAGTGCAGTCGAGCCCGGTCTGCGAGTACGTCCGCGAGTACACCGAGGGCGAAGGCGACGCCCTGGTCGCGGTGTGCGAGGCCAAGCGGCGGGGCTATCCGGCTCCGACCGTCGTGCGATTCTCGGTCGCCGACGCCAAGAAGGCGGGGCTGTGGGGCAAGAGCGGCCCTTGGCAGCAATATCCTGGCCGCATGATGACCCTGAGAGCCCGTGGCTTCGCCCTGCGTAACGCCTTCGCAGACGCTCTGCGTGGGCTTATCACGGCCGAGGAGGCCCAGGACTACCCGCAACAGGCCCCGGCTCCCGAGCCCGTCCGCGAGCCCGTGGTGGTGCGTCCGAAGTTCGACGCCCAGTCGCCGGCTCCAGCCGCGAAGGCGACCGAGGAAGACCTGCAGAAAAGCCGGCTCTCGGTCAATCGCACCAGCGACCTGGGGGTGCTCAACGTGATGCGGTCGAAGGTGGACGAACGGCTCAAGGCTGGCTTCTACACGCCAGCCCAGGCCGACGAACTGCTGAACCTCATCGCCGGCAAGATCGAGTTCCTCACCGTGGAGCCCGAGGACAGCGGCACCGACTTCTCTCACGAGGCCGCCGAGCATGAGGTGCAGGCATGACCCACGAAGACTTCGCCGATGACGATGACCGCATGGCGGCTCGCCGTCACTGGAACGCCCTGATCGACGACGTGGACGCCGAGATCCGCGAGGAGCGATCGGCGCAGATGTTTGAGACGGACATCGGAGCGGTGCTCGATACGCCGTCGCCGCTGGTGGTGGATCGTGGAGTCAACACGAGCCGCGCCGACCGCGAGGCGATCCAGGCCGAGCAAGACCGATGGACACGCTGGGAACGGATGGGCAGGTGACTGACGGCGGCACGCCATTGCCGAAGCGGCTTCGCATCGTGAGCCGCAGTGGCCGCCCAGGGAACTGGTGGCGAGTAACCGCCCAGCCGCAGCCGACCTCCATCGGTAAAGCGACCGGATGCCCCACGTCACGGGGCCAATACACCACGGAAGGAATGACATGAAACGCATTTGCAACCGCTGCAACACCAAGCGAAGCCCGCGAGTGACGCGGTGTTTGAATTGTGGCAGCCCAGAGTTTCGCACTGAAGGGGAGAAGAAATGATTGCAGCATCTGGCCGATATGCGGCGTTCCTCGAATCGAAGCAGCAACTCGACGGCGACCACGGGTTTACGCCCGAGTTTCTTCCGGGCTGGCTCTTTGACTACCAGCGGCACCTCATCGAGTGGGCTTGCCGCAAGGGTCGCTCGGCGATCTTCGCCGACTGCGGCATGGGTAAGACGCCAATGCAGTTGGTGTGGGCTGAGAACATCCGCCAGCAAACAGGCAAGCCGGTGCTGATCGCGACCCCTCTCGCTGTCAGTTACCAAACAGTCGAAGAGGCGAAGCGGTTCGGTATCGACGCGGTGCGGTCGAGTGGCGGCAAGCCGGAAGCCGGCATCGTGGTCACGAACTACGAACGGCTGCACAACTTCGCCCAGGGCGATTACGGCGGGATGGTCTGCGACGAGTCGAGCATCCTTAAGAACTTCGACGGCTCAACAAAGGCTCTCGTCACCGAGTTCATGCGTCTGATTCCGTATCGGCTGCTGTGCACTGCAACGGCCGCCCCAAACGACTACCACGAACTTGGTACGTCCAGCGAAGCCTTGGGCTATCTCGGCTATCAAGACATGCTCTCGCGGTTTTTCAAAGAGGATGTCATCAAGGACTACCTCGGCTGGGGCCGCAAAAGCTATCGCTTTCGCGGGCACGCCGAGGAACCATTCTGGCGGTGGGTTTGCTCGTGGGCGAGGGCGTGCCGCAAGCCGAGCGACCTCGGATTCGACGACGGAAAACTCGTCTTGCCGCCGCTCCGCGAACACGAGCATGTCGTGCATAGCAGCAAGACGCGGGCCGGGATGCTTTTCTCACTGCCGGCCGACACCCTGCAAGAGCAGCGCGAAGAGCGGCGAATCACGCTCGAGGACCGCTGCGAGGCGGCGGCTGGACTCGTGGCATCACACGCCGGTTCGTCCGTTGTGTGGTGCCATCTAAATGACGAGGCGGACCTACTGGAGAGGGTCATTCCAGACTGCCGTCAAGTAAGCGGGTCGCAGAGCGAAGACGAGAAAGAGGAGCTCTTGCTTGCGTTTCAGTCTGGACAACTAAAGCGGCTGGTTACCAAGCCGAAGATCGGTTGTTTCGGATTGAACTGGCAACACTGCCACAACGTCGTGACGTTCGCCTCCCACTCATGGGAGCAGTACTACCAGGCCGTGCGGCGGTGCTGGCGATTCGGTCAGACGCAGCCCGTAGATGTGCATGTCATTGCCACTGAGGGCGAAGTAGGTGTGCTCGCGAATCTGCGACGCAAGGCCAACGCCGCCGACCGCATGTTTGAGTCACTTGTTCGGCACATGGGTAATGCCATGGCCGTTGATCATCGAAGGACGTTCCCTCACAACGAAAGGATTCCGTCATGGCTGTCAGCGACCAAGTAATCACAAACGAGTACGCGATTTACAACGGCGACTGCTGCGAGGTTCTCCAGAGCATCCCAGACGAGTCGGTACACCTCTCGATCTACTCGCCGCCGTTCGCGGCGGATGGGGCTGGGTGCCTGTACCACTACTCCAGTTCAGAGCGTGACTTGTCGAACTGCCGCAGTCACCAGGAGTTCTTCGACCACTATGCCTTCGTGGCGGGCGAGATCCACCGAGTGACGATGCCTGGCCGGCTGTCTGCCGTGCATTGCATGGACATTCCCAGGAAGACGTCGCCTGGAGGGCTGGTCGATTTCCCGGGCGAAATCATCCGACTGCACGAGTCGCTCGGCTGGCGGTTCTGGTGCCGGCACTTTATCTGGAAGGAGCCGCTCGGCGTCCGCAATCGCACGATGGCGAAGGGGCTGGCTCACAAGCAGGTCGTGACTGACGCGAGCCTATGCGACGTTGCCTCGGCGGATTGCCTGCTGCTTTTCCGCAAGGACGGCGACAACCCGGTTCCTGTTGCGAACCCGAACGGACTTCTGGAGTACGCGGGCGAGCGTGAGGTTCCCGCTGAGTTGCTCACGTATCGCGGGCACAAGGGCAAGCAGATCGAAAACCGCTACTCGCACTGGATATGGCGGCAGTATGCGTCGGCTTTCTGGGACGACATCCGCCTTGAGAGAACGCTGCCGTATAAGCAGGCTCGCGAGGATGACGACGAGCGGCACATGCACCCGCTGCAGCTTGACGTCATTGAGCGAATCGTCCATCTGCGGAGCCTGCCCGGCGAGACGGTGCTCACGCCGTTCATGGGCGTCGGCAGCGAGGCTTACGGTGCCGTGCTCAACGGACGCAAGGCAATCGGCGTCGAGCTCAAGCCCGCTTACTACCGGCAGGCTGTGAAGAACTTGGAGGAAGCAGCCAAGGGACGGAAGGCCGAGGCCACCCTCTTCGACGCGGAGGCCGTGGCATGAGCGACGGAGCCTACTACTTCCAAGAGCAGCGGCCCGAGCCGGCGGACTTGCTCGCCGTTCCGCCCTTCGAGGTCGGAGTCGAGTACCAGCCTGCTTGTGGAACGACTGGGTTCCTGGTGCACGCGGAGCGTGTTGTGACGGAGGCCAAGACATGAGCGTCTTCATCGACTCGCAGTGTGACCTGCCGCTGTTCGCATCGGCTCGCCGCAGTGACCCGCCTACGTCGCACGCTGCTGCCCGTCGCGTTGGCGAGTTTCGCGGCGAGCACGCCCGCAAGATCCTGCAGGCGTTGTCTCTAGGCCCGGCTGGTCAGAGTGTGATCGCGGAGCGATGCGGACTGCTACCGCACCAGGTGAACAAGCGCATCGCGGAACTTGCCAAGGCGGGAATGATCCTCGAGACGGGCCGCGTGGTCGAGAGTGCAAGCGGCAGGGGCGAGAGGGAATGGAGGGTGGCGTGATGGACCGGAAACGCACGTTTACGCAGCTTCTGTTGCGTGAGATTCGCGATCACTTCGAGCACAAGGCTGCAAGCGGCTCAGTGCCGGGACACCACGCAGACGTTTACTACGCCGTCTCGCGTGAGATTGGCCGAATGACGCCGCAGTTCGTTGCCGAGGCCCGTCGCAAGCTGGGCTGGCAGGAAGCAGTAGAGTCGCACGAGGAGGCAACACGTGGCCGCTGATACTCGCGTTGACGTTTACCTGCCGCTGTACGTTCGCGACTTCCTGACAAGCACGATTGGCTGGACTGCCGAGGAACGCGGCCACTACCTGACGCTGCTGATGATTCAATGGGACCGAGGCTGCCTGCCGGCTGACCTGGCCGACCTTGAGCGTCTGTCTCCTGGCGTGAGCAAGTGCTGGCTTGTGCTATCCGAGAAGTTCCCGGCGTGCGAAGACGGCACCAGGCGGAACGCCAAGCTTGAGGAGCACCGATGCCGGTGCGTCGAGATCCGCGAGAAGCGATCGCAGGCTGGGAAGTCTGCGGCGTCTGGGAGATGGTCAGGCGATGCGTCACGCATAGCAAACGCACAGCAAACGCATAGCAAACGCATAGCAAACGCATGCCATCCAACGTCAACGTCAACGTCAACGTCAGATACAGAGATTTCTCCTAGCGGAGAAATCATTCAACCGGCTGCGCCGGTTGTTGCTACGAGCGATCCGCCGAAGCGGCGGAAACGCTCGCAGCCCCACAACGCAGTCCGATGGTCTGATGCGGACGGCTGGAACGGAATCAGCGATTCCGACCGGGCAGTGTGGGCTCAGGCGTACCCGGCATGCGTGCTCGATATCGAGCTGGTGCGAGCGTCAGAGTGGCTCAAGGCGAACCCATCGCGGGCTCACAAGAGCAACTGGCGACGTTTCCTCGTGTCCTGGCTGACTCGCTCGCAGGACCGTGGCGGGACGAACCGCAGTGCAGGAAAGACGCCAGAGGACGTTGCTAAGAGGGCCGCCCTGGAACGCAAGGCACGCGAGTTTGCCCAGTACCGACCGGCCCCGTATCGCACGCCCAAGGAAGTCGCCGCACTTGCATCGAGTCTGAAACTCACGGAGGAGGACACATGACCACCAGCACGCCACCAACCCTGACACCCCGCCAGCAGGAAGTCCTCGACTTCATCCGCGAGCGGACCCGCAGCTACGGCCCGACGATTCGCGAGATCATGGCCGAGTTCGGTTTCACTTCGCCCAACGGCGCCGTCTGCCACCTGGTCGCCCTGGAGCGCAAGGGCCTCATCCGCCGGCACGCCAACCAGGTTCGCGGAATCGAGGTGACGGAATGAAACGCCGCCGCAAGCCCTCCCCTCGCGCCGTGGCCGACGTGTGCCTGGCCTCGGCGTGGCGCGACGAGATTGACGACGAGTCGAGAATCCTGCTCGAGCAGGCACACGACACGATCACGGAGTTGATGGCTCGGTTGGTCGCAACGTCGAAGGTGCTCGAAGTGGTCGAGGCCGAGATGGCGTCGATGCGGTTCCCGCTGTTGAACGATGAAGACCCGGGGATGGGGCTATGACACTCGAGCAATTCGCCCTGATTTCACTGGGGCACATCAGTCTTGCCTGCACGTTCGTGCTTGGCATTTTGGTTGGGGTTTCACTCACGAAGAA